TACTCAAAGTGGAGTATTGCAATCTTATGATAATGAACTTGTATATCCAGATGAAGATATAGCAAATGGATTACGAGTAGAATATACTAGGGTAAATGAACCTTTTATATCTGAAGCATTAGAAACAACATTAGCATATGCTAGTGGAATTGGTATTGCTTTTGTAGATGGTGGAGGAGGTAGTGATACTATTACAGATAGTAATTCTGGATTTGGAGATTTTTCAGATGGAGATAAAATAAGAGTAAGAGGATCTTCTAGTAATGATGGAGATTACACATTATCTGGAACTGCTAATTCAGGAACATTAACAGTCGCAACTGGTACATTTACAGCAGAATCAGCTGCTCAACGTATTACAATACAGCAAATACCTAAAGAAGTAACAAGTCCAGATTCTACATCTTATATAAATTTAAATAAAATGTTATCATTAGCAGTTGTAGATTATTGTAAAGCTATGATGGCAGAAAGAAATGGTGAGATAGATAAAAAAGAATACTTTATGAAAGAGTTTTATGGTAAATTAGCAGACAACGAAAGCAATAAAAGGATAATTTCTGTTGCATCTCCTATATCTGCTTTTGCTGTAAAATAGTTTAGTAATGCCTTAGTGGCGGTGGGGGTGGATAATATATAGGTAAAGTTATGGCAGATAACTTAAGAGCGTTTACAACACAAGAAGTGTTGAACAAAGTGTATACTGATTCTTCAGGTAATACAATAGGACTCCAAGCACAAACATCAAAAGAAACATTAAATGCAGTATTAAATACTTCTACTAATAGTTTAAATGTATCTTTATCTGGTAGCAATACTATTTCAGGTGATGTTACAATTACAGGCGACTTAACTGTACAGGGTGGGGGTAGTTTAGCTTTTGATGAAATAATAGAAGGTACTCAAGTTGTAGAAATAACCAATACAGAAGCATTTTTAGTACGCAAAGCCTCAGATGGTGGTGATGTATTTATAGTAGATACAACTAATTCCAGAGTGGGTGTGGGTATAGCACCTACAGTAGACCTAGATATTTCTTCTCCAAGTGGAGATGTTCAAGCAAGATTATTTAGAAATGCAAATGTTAAAACATCATTGACATTTAAAAACTCACTACAAGAGTGGGAAATTGGTAACTCTGTTGGTGATAATAATAAGTTTACTATAAGAGATATTACAGATTCAAGAAATGCTTTTGTAATAGATGGAAGTGGAGATGCTACTTTTGCTGGAGACATAACACTTACTGGTGGTGATATTTTTTCTGCAAATCTTGGACTCCAAACAACAAATGGAACAGGAACTATATATTTAACTGGTGGTGTTGTAGTAAATGATGCTGGGAATGATGTAGATTTTAGAGTTGAGTCAGATGGTAATGCAAATATGCTTTTTGTTGATGGTGGTAATAATCGAGTGGGTATTGGAACAAGCTCCCCTCAAAAGTTAGTACATTTGGATTCTTCTTCTGGATTCGCAGAGATGAGATTATCTGGCACAGGTGGTGGTGGTACTGTTGAATTTTATAACGATAGTACAGCATTAGGCGATATATTTTTTGACACCTCTAAAAGATTTCATGTCAGAACAAATGGAGCTACTACTGCACTAACTGTTGATGAAAATCAAAATGTTGGTATTGGTGGTGTTACTTCTCCAGAGTATCCAATTCATGTTAGTGGTGGAGATTCGGCTATTTATTTAGTAGGTACGACTCAAGGAAGAGTAATTTTACAGGATTCTGGTGCAACCTCTGGCAGTCAAGCATTTGATATTGTTTCTGTAGATGATAAGCTAAAGTTTAGACGATTAAATGATGCAAGGTCAGGTGTTAGTGCTACTGTTTTAACATTAAGTGGAGATAAGGTTGGTATTGGAACTGGCTCTCCAGACCAGTTATTGCACATTAATGCTGGAAGTTCTGATAACGCTTTTGTAAAGTTATCAACTACTGGCTCTGGTGAAGCTGGATTTTATATTGATGGTGATGATGGAGATTTTAGTGGACATTGGACATTTATTGGTGTAGATAATACCAACAACAATCTTACTTTTAACAATGTTGGTGCAGATGATATAATATTTAAAACTACAAACGCTGAACGAGTGAGAATAGCATCTGATGGCAATGTCGGTATTGGAACTGGTTTAGATACAATAGATGCAAGACTTCATGTAAAAGGTGCAACTGATGTTGCAAAGTTTCAATCTTCATCTGGAGCAACAAATACTATATATACAGATTCAAGCGATAGTTTAGTTGGTCAAATAGAATTTGGAGCTTCTGGTTCTCAAATTGTAACTCGCACAAGCAGTACGCTTTCTTTGGGTTCAAATAATGTAAAAACATTACACATTACAGACGATGATCGAGTTGGTATTGGAACTGCAAGTCCTACAAAAAAACTTGAGATTGCTGGAGATATAAAGCTCTTAAATGGCACAAATAATATTACTGTTTTCTATGGTGGTGATAATTGGGGGCAAAGAGTTATATACAATACTGGCAATATGGACTTTTTTCTTAATGGTGAAAATAGGTTCGTTATTGACACCAACTCCAGAATCTCACTAAGTAATAATGATGGCGGTGCAGACAATACTGTTTTTGGAAAGTTAGCTGGTAATGCACTTACTACAAATGGCGATGAAAATGTTTTAATTGGGCATGAAGCTGGTAATGATGTTAGTACAGGAGAAAGGAATGTATTTATTGGTTATCAAAGTGGAGATAAAATAACATCTGGTACAAGAAGTGTAGCTATAGGATATGGTTCTTTAGGAAGCGAACAAGCTGGAGAAAGGTCAATAGCAATAGGTTTTAATGCTTTGTCTCAACAAAATGTAGGTGCAAACACTTATAATACGGCAGTTGGAGTTGAAGCTGGATTTTATAATAGAACAGGTACAAAAAATACTTTTCTGGGTTATAATGCTGGTTTAGGAGCAAGTGAACAAAGTAATTCAAATAATACAGCAGTTGGTTATTCCTCTATGATTGATGTTACCACAGGTTCAGATAATGTAGCTGTGGGTATTCAGTCTTTACAAAACCTTACATCTGGCAGTAGGAATGTTGCTCTTGGGTATTTTGCAATGGCTCAAAGTATAGACACCAATGATACTGTAGCCATTGGAAGGTACGCTATGGGTGCTGGAGATGTAGCCAATGATGGGCAAATAGCGATTGGAAGAAATGCTTTAGCAGAATTGACTTCTGGTTCTGAAAATATAGCAGTAGGTTATTTATCTGGAGACACTATTACTACTGGAACTAAAAATACTTGTATAGGTTATAATACAGATGTATCCGATGCTGGTGCAATAAATAGAACTGGGTTAGGAAATGGAATTACTCTTGGAGCAAACAATTCAGTAGTTCTTGGAAATAATGATGTAACTGATATTTACATGGCTCAAGATGGTGGAGCAAGAATACATTGTTCTCAAATACAATTCCCAGCTTCTCAAGATGCAAGTTCTGATCCAAACCGTTTAGATGATTACGAAGAAGGTTACCACGATATAGCAGTTACAGGGTCAAGTTCTGGAAGTATGACTTTTAACACAAGTTTTAATCAACTTAGTTATACAAAGATAGGTAGGCAAGTTCATGTAACTGGTGAGGTAAGAGTAGCTTCTGATAATAGTATAAGTGGAGATTTAAGATTTACTCTACCTTTTGCACTTGCCGATTTAAACCAAAATTCAGGATATGCTGTAGGAAATGTTCATTTATCTGGTCATGGTGATGCAAGTATTGATGATAATAAAACTTTTTTATACGCTACTGATGGTAATCAATATTTTCAGATTGCTCATGTCGCAGATGATGACACATTTACATTTATAAATAATAGTCATGTAGATACAGCATTTAACATTACAGTTTCAATAACATATTTTTCAGCTTAATTGGATAATTAAAAGGAATAAAAAATGAGTTTAAGTAAACAAACAAAAGACGATTATGAAATTCGTACAGAGTACAAACACATTCAAGTACGTACTAAAACATCTATTATGGAAGATGGAAAAGAAATTTCATATAAATATAATAGAAAATCATTTTCACCAGATATGGATGTATCTGGAGAGTCAGCAGAAATACAGGCTCTAGCTGGTGCTTTATGGACAGATGAAATAAAGTCAGCATGGGCAGATAAACAAGCTGAAGAAGTTTAACAAACAAGGAGTCAATAATGGCTAAAAAACAAAAAGAACAGAAGCCAGTCTTGACCTTAGATGATAAAGAATATATCATTGAGGATATGACTGATGAGCAGAAAGTAATGGTAAATCATCTTAATGATATACAGAATAAGCAGAGAACAAATCAATTTGTTGCTGAGCAGTTATCAGTTGGACATAATGCATTTGTTAATATGCTTAAAGAGTCTTTATCTAAAGAAGAGGAATCAGAGGACAAGTAAATGCTGATAAGGAAAAGTTCTCAGGGTCACGATCTAAAGTTATATAGAAATACAACTCCTAGTTCTACCCGTACAAAGAAATACCCAGATGGTACAACAGAGACCCTGACTTATCCTTCTAGATATAAATACTTTTTAACATTTAATGGTAAAATTATAAAAAGAAGTGATAGTTGGGATACAATTGAACAAGCTTATGTTGATAAATGTGATGATGAACATGGTGGTGGTACAGGAAGAATGTTAATAGGTAAGCACAAATTAGTTAATAACATTATAAAAGAAATATGAACAAGGTAATTAAAAAATTAAAAAACGGAGATTTTACAGTTGTTAGTACGAGTTATGACATTCCTGTTAATTATGTCAGGAATACCAAATTGCAGTCAAGGATGGATAGTAGGAAACATTCCTCTGACACCACAAGATACACTTACAAACACAATATTTACCGAAATAGTTGATGCTGATAGCATTACACATTGGTATCATGGTCGTTTGTCTAGTTATTCTAATTGGTGTTATCTACACAATGATTGGGAAAAAGTCGAGGTAAAGTGAGTGCAAAGCCAGATACCGCTAGAAGTTACAGGACTACTATTCTTGACGATAACGCCATTGTTAGCATTAACCTTAAATGGTTGGGTCAGATTGGAGTTCTTATTGCAATGTTGGTATATGGTTATTGGCAAATTGAAACAAGGATTGCAAATCTTGAAAATAAAATGGGTGATGCAAATGAACAAATTGCAGACTTACTTAGTAAACATATTGTGGAAGAAAGAGCTCAAAGACAAGAACTAGCAGATAAAGTAGCTTTTTACGAAAAAGAATTTAATATAAACCCATTAAGTTGGGGTAAAAGAAAAAAGAAATAATGGATTTTTTAGCAATATATGGCGAAGCAGGAATGATTGGAGTAGTGGGTGCTATGTTCGTATATTTAGTTGTATCTCTTAGCAATAAATCTGCAAGACAACAAGAACAATTAGAAAATTTAAAAATTGAAAATAAAGGTCAATCAGAAACATTACAGAATATGGAAGGTATGATTATAAAACTTATTAACAGGTGGAATCAATCAGATGATAAATTAGATCGTAAGTTTGATGCATTGACAAAAGAAATAAATGATTTAGATAATCAAGTATCTAGAATAGATGGATCTCTTAGCAGGATAAATGGCAAGCACTAATGCACACATTAATGGATATATATAACAATCAATA